TCAAGAATTCTTTCTAAGATTTTCCATGATATCGACCGTTTGATTTCTCATCTTATCTGTTACATGCGAGTAAGTATCCATCGTAATTGAAATTCTGCTGTGGCCCAATCGTTCAGAGATTTCTTTCATTTTTGCGCCATTTTCGAGAAGAAGTGTAGCATGAGTATGTCTGAGAGAATGGAAGTTAAAAGAGAGGGAGAGTGCATTCGATATCCTTCTAGTATTCCATTTCACTACACTTGGCGTAACTAGCCCACCGTCTTCCTTTGTACATACTGCATTTGAATCAATGTAGAGCTTTCCATACTTCATTCGATTTTCTAATTGTTGTTTCTTATGTTTTTTCAGAATTGCTAGCAAGGTTTGTCCAATAAAAATCGTTCGATTGGAACTGCTTGTCTTTGGTGTACCATATACCCATGCGCCATCATTCTTTACCATTTGTTTCTCTACAGTAATTGTTCCATTTGAAAAATCGACATTATCCCACGTCAGACCACAAACTTCGCCAACGCGCATTCCCGTATAAAATCCAATATTCAAAGGAATATAGAAAGGATGGCCTTCAGGAGTGATTTCTAGCATATGATCAAAGTCCTCAAGAGAAATGATCTTTAGATCTTTTTTAGTCGTTGGTCGTTCTTCGTATTTTGGTATCTTTACATACAGCATAGGATTTTGCTTGATTAACCCCCAAGGATAAACCGCCATATTCAGCGCATTCTTAAGGACAGAGTGAGTAATAGTCATTGTTTTCTTCGAGTAACCCTTTTTAAATTCAGCATTGATGAAATTTTGTAAAAGAGCAGGGGAGAGATCCGTAAGTTTTTTCTTTCCTAAATAACCGTTTATATGATTTTTGATGGTAAATCGGTAGTTTTCATAGGTATTGTATTTTAGATTTAGTTTAACGTATTCCTTCATCCAAAAATCAAGGTATTGTTTTACTCGAGTATCCGTACCTAAAAAGTATTGTCCTGTTTCGTCAATATCTGATAAAACTTTTCGTAAAGCAGCTTCGGCCTCTGGTCGGGTGTCTCCGCCAACTTTCTCCACTTTTTTCCTTGAGCCATCATCATTGATATCTTCAAAATAATAATACCAACGTTTTCCACGTTTTCTCACACCGCCACGCATAAAATCAGTCCTTTCATATTGCTATGTCATTAGTACGATAGTTAATTTTTTTTGGTACATATAGAGAGGGAATAGATGTAAAATTCGTATTTTTAATAGAAGCATACGAACTTATGTTCTTTTGTATTTAAAAAGAAAAGCCCGAAGGCCAATCTTTATTGTAAATTTAAATTAATATCATATGTGTGATACGAGTTTTCATCATCATAATTATCAGTTTCATAGCTAGAATCAATCTTCAATCGAAGGGATTTGATTGAAGATGCATCAGGAAGTTTTGATAAAGGATAGATGCCCCAACCATCTTTTTTTGTTCCTTTCATGAAGTCACCATCCCATGAATCATAATTAAAGACCCCACCATCAGCAACTTGCTCACCATAGTCAGTTACAATTGTGGCTTGATTAGGGTATATAGATACATCTTGTTGTGTATTATCTACGTTGTAATGCACGGCTACAAAACCATTATATTGATTATCAGAATAGTCTTTGATATCAGTAGTTTTCACAACTGAGACACGATCGATGTTTAGGTTAACACCCGCCCAAGAATTATCATTAAAATTGGTTGAATAATCTTGTTTACCTTGTACTTCTATGGATTCTCCATCAGGTACATTATCAGCTATTTTTCCGAAATCTGAATCATTTGATAGAAGATTAGTCTTTTTTTCCACAGAGCTACTGAATTCAAGAGAAACCATTGTAGAGCTCGCAGTGGTTGTTTCTTTAGGCGTATCAGAATTTGAATTACTATTTCCACATGCTCCTAGTACGATACTAGAGAACAGAATTAATCCTACCCCAACTATTTTTTTCATTTCTTCCTCCATAACAATAAAAATATATTTACTCCCACTTAATGGCAGGTAGTGATAGTCGCCAAAAATTTAATTTAAATATAAATTTTATGTATAATAAGAGAGAGGTGATTCTTAATGAAAAATGTAGTTTATTTAGATACTAATGAAGCTGAAATAATAAGAGGTATGGTCTATACAATACTATTCGAGCACGGTTGTGAAGTAAGCTCTCAATATCTTTATTGTCTATATGAATTGTTCTTTAAATTAGATACAGGCGAGGATGATTATAGTAGTCTTACTAGGGACCATTTTGAGATAACTATTTAAAATATTTTACAATGATATAATCTATACAGCTTCTTAAAATATCACAATCCATCTTTAAAGAGTAAGAATTAGTATGTGCTGTTTGATTTCTAAATCTAGCAGCAATTTTTAATCTATTCTCATCTGTTTTTTCAACGATTTTATTTTTTATTAGTTTATGAATTAATGTTCCTAATTGAGTATTATCTATCTCAACGACTAATTCATGACGTTTAGCTAGTAAAAATAATAATCGTTCAATACATACTCCATATACGCAACCAGATGCTAAAAATAATTTTTGATCGTACACTTCGTTAGCTTCTATAAATTGATAGCTAAATATTTCATCATCTACAAGATGCATTAATTTGGTAAAGTCTTTTAAAATTGTCTTTATTTTTATTTGATTTAAGTAGGTATATACATTAGATTTATGGAAATCAGTATCATATTTTTTATTTATAGCATTGACTATAATCGAATCAGAAGTTTCAATTGCCATTGCTCGGTCACTAACATCATCATAATCAACAAAAACTTTAAAATAAAATCCATCTTCATAAGTAGTATTTGATAATAATTTTTTATGTGGAAGACTTGGATATTTATCTTTAATAAAACCTGTAACTTCTAACATACTGTTTATCCTTTCTCATGTTAAATTAAAAATCTATACATGCTTTCAGGAAGTCCGTACAAATTTGTTAATTCCTCAACTTTTCTAGGGTATTGATCGTTGTCTTCTTTATAAAGAGAAACAATGAGATTAGCAGCAAAGCAATTCGCTTCGCTTTCTGATTTGCTTCTAGAATTTCTTGTAGAGACATAATAACTAGATAAACCTTGATGAAAAATTGCGTGACCTAGTTCATGAGCACAAATATAAAATCTTTCCTCAGAATCCTTTAGTTCATCATTCAGTAGGATGACAGCACGACCTAAAATCTCTTGGAACTGACCTTTAGGATCATCAATAAAAGGAACGTATTCAATTTGAATGTCCATTTTTTCACAAATATAAAATGGATTAGCGGATTGATACTTCCGCTTTAGGTTCTCAACTAAATTGATAACATCCAATTCCATACCCAATCACTTCTCTTTGTCCTTGTCTTCTTTTTTGAATTTCCAAAACATGCCCGCTAAAACATCTCTGACTCTTTGAAGCTGTTCGGGTGTTAAAGTTTCGCCTCCATAAGCCATGTTAGCATTTGATTCAAGTAGTTTATCAAGTTCAATTATATCTTCTTTAGTCGCCCATTCTGGAGTTTTATGATTACTTAATAGATAGTCAGTACTAACGTTAAATAGATGAGCTAATTTAGTTAGTGCTTCTGAATTAGGTTCTGCACGACCTACTTCCCAACTTCCTATAGTTTGTTGGGACACGCTCATTTTTTTTGCTAGTTCTGCTTGGGTCCAGCCATGTTGCTTTCTTAACTCTTTGATTCGATCTTTTAACACAGCAAGTCCTCCTTTTAATAAAATTATATACTACAAAGCGTAGTCGGTACAACGAAATTCAGTTAATACAAAAAAAAGTAGTAATAATAGTTGACTTACTAAATTTTGTAGTATATTATAACTACATAAGGTAGTAAAAGAGAGGTGGAAATGTATGGAAAACAAAATGGGACAAATAAGATCTAGAAAAGGGATCTCTCAATCTCAACTAGCGTCTTTATTAAAAGTATCCCAAAAAACAATCAGTTCTTGGGAGGTAGGACGTACCTTGCCTAAACCTTCCCAGATGCAACATCTAGAAGATATTTTTCATGTTCCTAAAGAAAAAATTTTTTTTATGGCTTTTAACTACAAAAATGAGTTAAAAACAAAGGAGGCTGTCAAATGACACGACAAGAAAAAATAAAAAATCTGCTAAAACTCTCAATACAACCTAAAGTTGAAAACCCAACAATTTCACCAAATTATGAAATTAAATTAAATGATTGGACATTAGGACGTGGAGTAACAAATGTTGAACTATTTATGCCAGCATCAGGCAAGCCAAAACTAAAAATCGAATGTTTTATAGATGAAGTTGATATAAAAGATGTTTTAGTAGGACCAGAAATTCTCCCTTTGAGTAAATACTTCAAAAATTCAAAAGGAGAATAACCAAAAATTATTTATTAATTACAATTGGAACAAGCTCACTATAATAACTTTCTGTTTCTAAAATATTGTCGGGATATTTTAAATGAAGAGAGTTCACAGTATCGATTACATCTTTTTGATTGAAACCTTCTAAATAGTGGGTACTTGTCCCTTTAGGAGCTATTTCAACGATTTCGATTATCTTTTTAACGATAGATTCTTTATAAGCCATAATCTCACCACCTTCCATAGTGAGATTATATCAAATAAATAAGGAGATGATTTTAATGACACGCCAAGAAAAAATAAACATCGTACTTGATGCTAGACCTAGACTAGTCCACATCATCAAATGTGCAAATGATGATCAACTCGATCGTCTAGTTGAAGAAGTCCAAAAAGAGCTTGAACGTGAACTAGATGAAGCAACTTTCGTTTGATTCTTTAAATTAATAGTATAAAAAAATTGCTCGTATTGATATACGGGCGAATAAGAATATGAGGTGTTTAAACTGTTAAAAAAATCAAGTGTTATTCGAGAATCGTTAGTCGAAGTAATTAATAAGAGTGGTGAGACCAAAAAGGAAATAGCAAGACAAATCAACGTCTCTCAACAGTCATTAAGCGATTGGACAACATTGCTTAATACGAAGCCCGTGACGTTGGAAAATGCTCAGGCGTTAACGGATCATTTTAGAGATTCAGATTTCACTCTTCAAGTGATTCATGAGTTCTTTGGTTTATTTAAATCAATAGATGGTGATGTTTATAGAAGAGATCCATCTTCATTAGACAAGTTGCAAATGATTGAATCAGATGAGCGGAAACAGAAGAAGCAAGAAGTAGAAAAAATTCTTCTTAAACAAGTAAATTACTTAACTGTTGATGATCGTCAACAAATCATTGCATATGCTTATGAATTTTTAGATGAAATCATGGTGGAAGTAACACTAATAAGTGCATTATGCGAAATACTTGGAATCGATATTCGCAAGCTTAGTGAGGAACGGCTGTCGTACTGGGTAGCACAAGGATATATGAAAGGATGATGGAAATGGAAACATTGGAAAATATTTTTCCAAAAAAAGTTGTCTTGAAGCGCAACAATAAAAGAAACATTGAAAAATTAACATACTCAGTTACTGAAGCGGCATTAGCTATAACAACAAATCCTCAAAATGTTAAAGATTTGATTGAGATGGGATACATCGGTTTTTTGAAACTCGGTGAAATTAGAATTCCTAAAACTGAAGTCGCTCGATTTTTAGAGAATCATATGAATGAAGATCTTGCTAGCGAAATTGCTAAATATAGAGAGGAGAGAAAGAAATGAAAACTGTATTTAAAATGACTGTCAAGAGCGCTTTGCTTATGAGCCTAGTAGCAATCGTACTGGCAAGTATTAATCCAGCATATGCACTTATTTATTGGGGAACCTTAGTAGCGGTTACTGCTGTAAGAGAAAGTTTCAAAATGCCAACACAAAAAAGACCGACCAGCGACGGCAATCGCTAATCGGCAACATATCAAAATAACTTATCTGTATTTTAGCATGAAAGGAAGGCTAAAACAATGAATGATTTTGGACAAGCACTGGATCAATATTTAACGACTCCTGAATGGGGCACGCCACATCAAGAGGAGGAAGACGATGAGTAAATCTATCGCAAGTGATGAAGAAATCTATAGCATTACTGAATCTAGAAGATTGACAGAAAAGGAGATTAAATAATGGAAAGATGTACCCGCTGTGGAAGCGAATTTAGAGAAACAACCTGGAGTTATTGTACGATTTGTGGATTACCACTGAAGGAGGAAAAGAACAATGGCAACAAATGAATCGTTAAAAAACCAATTGGCAGAAAAGCCACAGAAACAAGTTGCACCAGGACAGTTAGGGCTTAAAGCTCTAATGAATACACCAACAATGAGAAAGAAATTTGAAGAAGTACTTCATGACAATGCTAATGCTTTTATGTCGAATGTTATGACTCTTGTATCTAATGACAGTTATCTTGCAGATAGTGAACCAATGTCTATCATGAGTGGTGCGTTAACTGCTGCAACATTAAATCTTGGGCTAGATAAGAATTTAGGTTATGCATATTTAGTTCCATTCAATAGTAAAAACAAGCAAACAGGAAAATGGGAAAAGAAAGCTCAATTTATGCTTGGCTATAAAGGATATATCCAATTAGCCCAACGATCAGGTAAATACAAAGCATTAAATGTGATTGAAGTTTACGAAGGAGAACTAAAAAGCTGGAACCGACTGACAGAAGAGTTTGAGTTTGATCCAAGTGGTAGAACGTCTGATGAAGTTATTGGATATGTTGGCTATTTCGAGTTACTGAATGGATTCAAAAAAACTGTCTATTGGACCAAACAAGAAATCGAAGCTCATCGGATTGCTAACAATAAAGATCGCGATAAGACAAAGTTAAGTGGTGTGTGGGCATCTGATTACAATGCAATGGCACGAAAAACTGTTTTGAGAAATCTTCTTTCTAAATGGGGAAAGATTACAATGAGAGGTTTCATGCAGTGGCCAAAGCTAAAAAAGTAGATATGATCGATTATGTACAGAACCTCCTTGCACAAGGCAGGTTTTTTTATTTGGATACAGAAGCAAACAAAATATTTATTAAAGAGCATCGTGATTATCGATGGGATGAAGATACTTTACAGTCAGATGATCCAAAAGTTATCAAAGTTGGTGACCATACATGTGACCAGTTCCAATATTTTGTAAAAGATAATCTAAGTGATTTAGGACTGAAATGGTAGGTGAGAAAATGAGTATGATCCAGCGCATCAAAAACTTTTTTAAGAAAGGAGTGAAACGAATAGATATGAATTTGAATGGCAGAGAACTTGGTAAAATCACAGACCATCCTAAAATTGATATTGATCCATATGAATATGAGAGAATCGCTGAAAATTTTCGTTATTATGCGAATAATTTCCCGAAAATTAAATATATAACCTCTTTTGGTAAAGAAAATAAACGTCCATTTAATCCGCTGAATGTAACCAAGACTGCAGCAAGAAGATTAGCGGGTATTATTTTTAATGAGAAATGTAAGATTGCTTTAAGGAATCCTGATGATGAAGAATCAGATAGTTTAAAAGAAGCAAATACGTTCTTGGCGAAAACACTGTATAACAATAATTTTTATAATCTTCTTGAACTGAATCTTGAAAAAGGAATTGCTTCTGGTGGGTTTGCTATGCGTCCTTATATTGATGGAGATAAAATCAAAATCTCTTGGATCAGAGCTGATCAGTTTTATCCCTTGCGTTCTAACACAAATGAAATCAGCGAATGTGCAATTGCTACTAGGTCAGTTCAAACAGAAAATGATACAAATTATTACTACACGTTATTAGAATTCCATGAGTGGGTAGATGGGAAGTACATTATTTCTAATGAGCTTTATAAGTCAGAATTGGAAAGTTCTGTTGGTAAACAAGTACCATTAGAAACCTTATACCCTGATTTGGCAGAGGAAGTCACCCTAGAAGGATTGAGACGTCCTCTTTTTGTTTACTTCAGAACACCTGGTGCAAACAATAAATCTCTAGAAAGTCCGTTAGGTGTTGGAATCGTTGATAATGCAAAAGAAATCTTAGATACCATCAACAATACTCATGACCAATTTGCTTGGGAAATTCAAATGGGGCAAAGGCGCGTCGTGGTTCCTGCTGAGTTTCTCAAAACGGATGAAGCCCATCCCCCAATGTTTGATAGTGATCAAAATGTATTTGTAGGGATGTATGGGGCAGAAAATGCTGGAATAAAAGATATTACTACGGCAATACGAACAGTTCAGTATAAAGATGCCATTGATCATTGGATTAAAGAGTTTGAGGTACAAGTAGGGCTATCAGTTGGTTCAATGAGCTACGCTGATGATGGTTTAAAAACAGCAACTGAAATTGTCTCTAATAACTCAATGACGTATCAAACACGCTCTAGTTATTTGACAATGGTTGAAAAAGTCATTAATGAATTAGTCCATTCGATTTTTGAATTGGCAGGTTATGCAGAACTTAATTCAACTGGAAAACCATTGTTTGAATTAAATTACGATGATTATAAAGTCGATATCAGTTTTGAAGATGGTATTTTTGTCAATCAAGATAAACAACAAGAAGATGATTTAAAAGCTGTGGTTGCTGGCGTGATGCCAAAGAAACAGTTTCTTATCCGTAATTACAATCTAAGTGATCAGGAATTAAAAGAATGGTTGGATGACTTGAAAGAGGAAATGCCTTCCCAAGATGCAGGAACAGATGAACGAAATGCACAAGCTGCTATGTATGATGTAGGTGATTGAGTTGATTACTCCAGATAATATGCAAAACCAAGCGGATGCTATCACGAACATTTATTCAGAATTAGAAGATCGTATCTTTGATTTAATCATCAAAATGATGTTAAAGAAAGACCTTACCAAAGTGAATAAAGAAAACGTGATGTTATGGCAGATACAGCAATTAAACTATATGGGCGTTTTGAACAAAAAGGTTATTAATCTACTGGCTTCCTATACTAACTCTACTCAAGGCCAAATAGAAAAGCTTATCAAAGATAATGGCATTCAAATTATCAATGAGATTGATCAGGAACTGGAAAGAATGGTACAAAAAAGCGTGCCGGTATCTGATGATGTCAATCAGATGTTGGACTCTTTCTTACATCAAACATTCTTAGACTTGAATAATAATATAAATCAGACGCTTATCACTACGAATTACAGCCAGAACTCAGCTATGAGAGCTTATCAGGCAATTCTTAAACAATCTACCCTAGAAACCTTAACAGGTCTCAAAACGCATGAACAATCCGTAAGAGATAACGTCTATAAAATGGTGGATGAAGGAATTAAATCAGGATTCAAGGACAAAGCAGGACGTGAATGGACTCTTGAAACATACTCAAGAACGGTAATTGAAAGCACAACGCATCGAACATTTAACGATTTACGTCTAAAAAGAATGCAAGATTTTGATTGTGTAACTGCTCTAATGAGTAGCCATCTATCAGCTAGAAAAGCCTGTGCCGATATTCAAGGTGGATGGGTTCTCACAGTTCCTAAGTCCAAAGCACCACCAGAATTTCAGCATTTACCGTCTATTTATGATCATGGTTATGGTGAACCTTGGGGAACTCAAGGAACAAACTGTAAACATATTCTTTATCCTGGTAGACCAGATGTTAATACAAATAATCAGCTACAATATGATCCAGAAGAAGTACAAAGAAATGCTGAGATCCAGCAGAAACAAAGAAGATTAGAGCGTGACATTCGCTATCAAAAGAAGCGTTTGTCTGCTGCAGAATCTTTAGGTGATGAAGTCACGCAGAAAAGATGCAAAGACATGATCCGTTTTAAACAAGGGAAGATTAGAGAATTAGTGAAAGAACATGATTTCCTTATGCGGGATTATAGCAGAGAACAGACTCAATCTTAATTTTTCGCCCTGAACATGGCGTTAAAAGGTTTATTTTTTATACTCTCGTGGTCGTTGCCACGTTAAATATTCGAAGGAGGACCAAATGAAAAGAGAACAATTAAAGGAACTAGGCTTATCTGATGAACAAATTGGCTCAGTCATGGCGCTACATGGAGCAACTGTTAATGAATTGAGTAGTAATGTTGCAGCTGCAGAGCAACAAGTAAATCAATACAAAGAACAGTTAGATGCCAATCAAACAGAATTAGATAGCCTGAAAAAAGCAGCAGAAGGAAATGAAGAACTAACCACTCAATTGTCAGACCTTCAAGAAAAATACGACCAAGCAAAAGCTGATTCTGAAAGTAAGATTGCCGAAATCAAAAAAACATCCGCAATCGAACTAGCTCTTACTCAAGCAGGGGCTCGTAATATCAAGGCTGCCAAAGCTTTACTTGATAGTGAAAAGCTGGAATTAACAGATGAAGGAATCAAAGGATTAGACGAACAATTAAATACATTGAAGGAAAGTGACGGATATCTCTTTGAGGGAGAAACAACACCGCCACCAAATTCCGATCAGAAAAAAGCAACGTTTCAAGGCAATCCGTCAAACGCTGTCCCTCCTAATGATGAAACAGCGCAAATGATTGCTGCAATGACAAGCGACCTAGTTAAATAAAAGAAAGAAGGAAATTAAAATGCATAAAAATATTTTATCAATGAATCTGCAAATGTTTGCTGATAATGCAACTTTAAACTATGCAGAATCTTACCAACAAGCGCTACAAAAACGTTATTCAGAAAATGGGATTTTATATTCTCAAAAGCTTTGGAATTCCCCATCAAATAACCTGATCAAATGGGCAGGTGCAAAAACTGTTACCTTCCTGAGAGTGTGCTACTGGATTGCGGTATGGATTTCCTCAAAGACGATAATAAAAAGATCGATACATTATCCGTACCAGTAG